GTTGAAAACCCTAAAAGATGCGGTGCCATTGGTAATGCCTGAATTGACCAAGCTATTACCAGAGGCGAAACCGTTCCAAGGGATTGCCGCGAATGCTATCGATCGAGGCCTGGACTTAGCATTGCGAAGATCCGAGGCTCGAGCGGCAGCGCGCAAGAAAACAAACGCCAAAGCTCCGGTGAAGGCGAAGAACACTAACCAAATGCGTGCCCATCGATAGTATAAACAAATCAAATTGGCCCAGTTGTCCTACGGGGGGGACTTCTGGTTTGATACCCCGGCGCAAATTAAACTAATTGGACTTGACATTGGGTCACGGAAACGTGACAGCCGTACGTGGACATGGGAATTCTAAACCCTGCGTTACGCCACATTAGGACAGCACGGGACTGCCTGTACGGTAACGGAAACAGGACGTCGAAAGACGATTGACAATTAAGGCGCCCTCACGGGACTATGAATGGTGGCAGCTTTCGCCTGCGGGCTGTCATCGAATCCGGCGTTGAAAAACCGGGTGCCTACCTACTAGTAAGCGGACGTCTATTGAAAGCTGAAGGTAGGGGGTTTCTGCGTTTCTACGGGAACGAGATTCTTCATTATGTATTGGCTAGATTTTATTTCTGACAGGCTTTTTAAAAATGCGAAGAGTTTAAGAAAAAAAAAAACACGAAGAGTTTAAGAAACTCACCAAAATACCGTTATGCGTGGTGATTGTACACTGCATGTCCAAGAAGGACATGAACCGGTTGGCGCATGCAATCAATGGCAACACGAAGTGGTGCGTTGAATGCACATTGAAGCGGAGGAGTGATGGCAATCTGCAGGCGGAATGCCGTCACCACCGACATCCAACACGCATGACGGAAAATGATGGACAAAAGATGGACGAAGCAAAAGGAGCACAAAGACGCATTCTCCAAAAATACACAACTCCGTGCAAAAACGGAGTCGAATGCAAGAAGGCGGGACACCATCATGATGAACCTGATGACAGTGATGATGAAGACAAACCCAAACGAATCCGCAATGGCAACCACAAATCTCTGTCGCTATTGCCACGTGAGTTAAAAATCAATGTCAATGGTTTGATTGATTGGGATGATCTGTTGGAAATGGAACATTATCATGTCAAAGACGGAGTGTTTGACCTGAGACACAACGCGCTTCCAACAGGTGAAGATCATCACCGGTGTTTGAAATGTTTGCGTTATGTCGTACGGCTGAGTGGAGCCCATAAAACACCTCGAGCTGAACGCCCTTGTTATGCTTGCCTGGGATTGGATGTGCCGAAATGGTACGTCCTTCAAGACAAGCGATCTGTGATTGACGTGGAGCCCGAAGACAGTGACGATGACGACGAAGAAACGGTGCCCCCCCCACCGGTCCCCAATGTGCCCGCAAGTTCCAGTGCGGTTGCCAAGGAAGTCGTCCCCAAGACTGTTGTCGTTCGGTTGCGTCAGGATCATGAACCTATTGCTTTTCCAACTGCTCCTGTGGTTGAAGAAGTTGCAGCTTCCGCACCTGCGACTCATTCACCACCTACCGTGCCCGTGGTAGAAGAAGTTGCGGCCTCCGCACCTGCGACTCTCACACCACCAGCTGTAGATATTCACGCAGTCCCGACACTTCCCGCTGTCGAACCAAAGAAGGACATGCTAACGGAAGCAAAGCCTGAGGACACCGCATCTGTGACTATCACACCACCCGCTGTAGCAGTGCCAGCAGTTTCGACACTCCCCGATGTCGAGGCTGACAAGCGGGAACCCGATCCAAAGAAGGACACACCCACGGAAGCAAAGCCTGAGGAAAATCACACTTGGGTAGTCTCCGCTTACAACATTGCAGCTCTAATGTTTAACAACCCAACGAATTGGAGTGTGCTGTCATGTTTGTTCACTTCTGTCCATTCCGGGACGTTCTATGTCTATGGTCTGATCGGTTATATGCTCCTCATCCCTTACTCGATTTTCAGGTTCTTTTTCCATGACAAGCCCTATGTTGTGAACAAGAACAGAGTCATCCGATGCCAAGCCACCCCAGTTACGCCACCTCTTTACCTGGCGTACTTTGTTGCAATTCAATTGATATTGCCAATTGGTTTGGTTTGGTTCAGTTTTGACTTGTTTTTGTGGCCTGGATTGTGCATTGCGATGGCAGACGCGTTGAGCGAAGGATATGGGAGCATCATTGGGTATAGTCTAGGGATGGGATTGTTTCAGGCTGAAAATGTCGTCACTTTGTTATACGGCTTGATGATGGCGTGGATTTACAAAGCGATCATGCGAGGATTCACTGTGACTAGGATGTATGTCATATCCGAATGTGACGAACAACCGGATGCGACTTTTCGTCCCAAGAAACAATCATTCGCAAAGATTGAACACGTCATGGACATCAAGAACGTTGAAGTGTACGAGACATATACTTATGTACTTGCACCGCTGGCCCTCAGTTTCGATTTTTATGTTGTTAAGCTCAAAACGAAGAAGATGTGTGGCACATTGTTCTTCGATGAAACTGCACCTTCAGGCGGAAAAAGGAAGGGAAGAGAACTTGAGTCTTATCTGCAAAGCCAATTTGAGAAAGCCGGTTACATTGATTGGAATAGGGAATACATGTCGGACAATCGGATCATTCAAAACACAATTGAGGTTATCATGGCTTGGGAGATGGAAGGACAACGAGAAGAGGTCGACAACCCATTGAGTCGGTACAACTTGGTCTTATTTGGACCGAGCACACACCGGCCATGGTGGACAGTCGGCCACATTCACAAGCTCATTTCTGCCGTCGCCCTGGCCGCATTGATTGGTGGTTTTGTTTACATGGCATATCAATTCATCAAATTTTTGTTTGCAATTTGGGTATTTGTTCAAGCGGCCGCCACCTTTGGCGGATCATGTTTGGGATATTTGCATAATGCGACCAAATTCCCGGTGGCAGAAGGTGCCGAAATCGTTGAACAACCAAAAGGGGTGTTCGGTTTCAGGGTCTATGATAATATCACAGGAAGATACGATCAAGACACAGGAGACTGGGTGCCCATGAAGACCAACTTAGTTGGTGAAAACAAGGATTTGGAAATACATTTGGATAGCAAAAATGTCGATCCGAGGTCAATTCCTCGTGTGATGATGGGCGCATTTTCCCCTTTCTTCTCACCGGGTTTTGCAATGCCCAAAGGAGATCTGAAGTGTTGGTTGACTTTCTGGTGCGGACTGATCCATCGTGGAGCTGGCAAGACCCCCACGCCTGATCAGGAAGTGCTGGATTCTAAAGGTGCATACGCCGACGAGATCCTGCGGGCGCTGATAACGCCGGCATGTGAGGCGGAAATAATGGACACTGAGGAAGCGCTGCAACAAACAAGCTATACCGAAAAACGCAAAAACCAAATACGCGAGTGGGAGAGTGCTGCCCAAGAGTTTGACGACTCCAAGGGAAAATGCACGGCCCGTTTGGCAAAGATGAGCCCAAGGTCAGCACAGGGAAACACGACCGAACCATCCAAGGTGGACATGAACACCTGTGGGCCGGTGGTATTTTTGGCAGCTTGGGCCGATTTGTCAAGACTATGGAACATGCCATTTATCCCATGATCCCATGCAACATCAAACAGATGAAACCCGTCGAACAAATTCGTAAGATATTGGGATTGGGCCCAGGAACAAAGACTGTCAACGATTTTTCTTCATACGAAGCGTCGTTTTCTCGTGAAGTTCAGGAGTCGGCACAGTTCCGGGCATATGATCATTACTTTCAAAACACTAGCTATGCTGAAGTCGTGCCAAAACACGCTCGCACGATGCTTGGGGGTCGAAACACCATGAAGTCCAAATACGGCACGGCCAAAATTAGCAACTTGAAATGTTCAGGCGACTTTGACACCTCATTCTCCAATTGGTTTGACAATGTGATCACCCTTTGTCACATCTTTTGGAAGAAATTTAAGGTGCACTGGACCGATGCTATGGATTGGATTTTGTGCGAGGGAGATGATAATATAACTGACGACCATGGTTTTGAACTTACGAATGAAGATTTTGCTCCTTATGGACTGACTGCGAAGGTTGAAACGGGATTGGATCTGGTAGAAGCTGGCTTCTGCCAAAGATTCATCAATCACACTGGCAATCTTTTGGGAGATCCCATCAGATATTTCGGCAAGTGTCAATACATTCCGATTCAGTACGCAAATGCAAAAATGAGCAAGAAATTGGGCATGGTTAAGGCTAAGGCTATGAGCACGCTGGCGTTCACACCCAATTGTCCTGTAATTTCTGAACACGCTTGGCGTGTGTTGGAATTGACTCAGGGCATTTACGTCAGCCACAAAATGCTCGCCAAGGCCAAAAAATACAACGTGGAAATTTTATCATTGACAAATTTTCGCAAACCGGTTATTCTTGAAGCAGACCGGTTGGCGATGTCGGAGGTTTTTGGTTTTTCATTGGAACAACAGAGGATTGTCACCGAGAAGCTGGCGAAGTGGAATGGGGGGCCGTTCCATCTTCCAGTCAGCTGGTTCCCTGATAATTGGGTAGAATTTTACGACGAATATTCCACTGTTGAGAAGGAGAGCACGCTGCTAGGCTGGGGCAATGACTCTTTCTTCGATTACTTCACCGGTCGGCTCGGTGAGGTAACAAAATAGATTAGACGCCGCTTGTTGTGTGGGGGCCAAAACACAACATGATAGAATGCTTCAAATAGACGGTGGGATCAGAGATCTCGGGAAACTTAAAGGCG